TTTCATATTCAAGTTCTATTGCCATAAAATTTATTTTTGATTCTTCATAATATACTTTTGGTGGCACCTTTTCATAATAAATCTTATTTACATATCCTGTTTTATAATTTTTATCATAAATAAAAAATCCTTCATGTCTAGTTTCATCAAATAAATTTGATAATGCTTCTATTTGTGTTTTACTTGGTATATCTAAAGTATGCTCTATATTACCATTTTTATCAATTATTTTTACTATTTCTGTTTTTATTTCAAAAATTATATTATAATCTTTTAAACATTTTTCCAATTTTTCAGCATAAGGAACTAACATATTTTTAATCTTATTAATTTTTATTTGACAAACACTTAATCCATATAATAAATTATAACTTAAATTTATTAATATCGGTGATACATTTTTCCTTATATTTATACACAGAATTTCAACCTTTTCAATTATACAATTTACATATAACTCATAATTTATTGGTATTCTAAATTTTATACCTAAAAATTTTAATCCAAATATTATACTAAAAAATATTATTAAATACATCATATATTATTAATAATTTATTATTTAAATAGTTTTATTATAGTAAAATGTATAATAAAATTATTCGTACTGAGGATCACTTGACCAAGATGGTGCCGTATTTTTATTTGTATTATTTGTATTATTTTGATCATTTGTATTTTGTGAAGAGAAACTATATATCAAATTGCCACCTTTATTAGTTATATTATTATAATTATTACATTTTATTTTTAATTTACCAGTAGCTGGATCCAAACCAAAAACAAAAAGTAAAATTGCTACTATTACTGACATAAAAATAAATGGAATAAATACTATTATCCATGAAACTATACCCATACCTGCCTGACACAACGCATTTAAAAGTATTGTAATTATTACCATTACTATTATTTTAAAAAAAGCAGTATTGTATAATCCTTTAAATGTATCTATTATTATTTGTGTTAATGAAAAAGCTAAATATATTAATGCTGGGGCACATAAACTAAACATTTTACTTATAATATATATATATAAAAGTCAATCCATTATTTATTATTTATTATTCAATGAAAAATAGGCTCTCCATCTTTAATTATTCCAATTTTTTTACCAACATCTCCATCGGATGTCATTTCATATAAAATTCCATTTTCTTCATCAGTAGCAAAATATGTTATATCATCTATTTCTATTTCAAAAACTTCTTCTTCTTCCTCTTCTACTTTTTTTGTTTCTGATTCCTTTTTTGTTTCAATCTCATCATCGGTTCCAACTTCTTCCTCAGAATCTACTTCTTCTTCCTCTTCCACTTCCTCTTCCACTTCCTCTTCCAATTCCACTTCTGATTCCTCTTTCTCTTCCTCTTCCAATTCCACTTCTGATTCCTCTTTCTCTTCCTCTTCCATTCCCACTTCTGATTCCTCTTTATCTTCCTCTTCCAATTCCACTTCTGATTCCTCTTTATCTTCTTCTTCCAATTCTATTTCTTTTTCCTTTTCTACTTCAGCTTCTTCTACTTCCTCTTCTTCTTCCTCTTCTTCAACTTCCTCTTCCACTTCCTCTTCCGCTTCTATTTCTTCTTCCTTTTCTACTTCCAATTCCATTTCTACTTCTGGTTCATCTTTTCCTTTCTCTTCCATTTGAAGATTATAGGAAAATTCTGTATTGAGTAAATTGGATTTGATATTTACAAAATTATCTTTTCCTATATATTTATTATCTATCTTAGTTTTTGCATTATATACATTATGAATGTCATTTTTTTCTAATGATATATCTAAACCTTTAACCATTTCTGATTTTTCATTGAATTCTTTAAATTGGTTTGTTGTATTAAAATTATCCAATATATTATCATTTTTCTTTTCTTCAATCTTAAGTTTTATATGAGCCTCATCTTGTGCCAATTTATTTTCTTGATTTTCTGTTTGTCCCAAATTATTTGTTAATATTGGCTTTTCTATAATTTGTTCACTTAAAAATTTACCACTATTAAAAATGGTTCTTAAATTATCTAATTCATTTTGAAAATAATCATCTCTTCTTTTTAATAAAATATTTTCTTCATTGATTCTTATTATTTGTTTATTAAGTTCGAGAATTTCTATTTTTAAATTATAAATTTCTTTATTAAAATATTCTAATTGAGAATATGGATTTGAAAGTGAATTGTTAAAGGCAATATATTCCATTGATTCCATATTCTGGTTTGGATTTGAGAATAAATTCTTTCCATTAAATTTATTTGAATCTACATTTTGAGTTGAACAAAATTGCTCTTTAAATTCCCCAGGTCTATCATATTCGTTTGGTTGAGAATTGGCATTTTGATTACTATTATAACAATTAAACTTGGAGAAATTATTTTCATGAAGATTTTTAATTTTTTCTAACATGTTATACATATGTTCAATGGTTGCTATTTGAATTAATTTTTCAATATTTTCCATTATTGGTATCATACTTTAGATAATATACTATATTAAAATTCGTTTAATATGATTTAAAAAATATTTAATATTATAATATATGTCGGACGGAATAAGTTTTTTTAGTAACGATGATATTAATAAAGTTTTACAAAAAGTTTTGTCTCAAACCAATTATACAGAGGAACAAGCAAGAGAAAAACTAAGATTATTTAATAGTGATTATATGGCTGTAATTAGAGATTATATGGGAATTTCGGAAAAAAAAGAAGAAAGAAAAGTTAAATCTATAAACCAAGAAATTTTTAGACAAATTAGAACAAAATTAGATACTTCAATGAAAGAATATCGTGAAAAAAATCCAATTAATATGGAACAAGTTATTAATAACTTAAAAGAATCTGATGAACGTGAAAGAACTAAATAAAAAAAATTCAATATTTTTGGTCAATTTATTTATTCAAGTAGAACAGTATTAGAATTTCCAAATTTTTCATTTAATATTGAACTCTTATTTTGTTTTTTCCTTTGTAAACGAGTTTTCACATGATAATTATTACAAGGAATTATTTTATTATTTAAAATAAAATCATCATTATCTTCGTGTAATTCTGGAAATATTTTTGTAAGTGGTTTATCAACAATTAAAAATAATCTTTCATTTCTCAATAAGGATCTATATTCTTGAATTGATAAATTACCATAATATTTTTCCAGCATATAGAATGGATTAGGAGCTGGTTTAATATTCTTTTTATAATCATATATTTTAGTGTAAATATGATTAAATAAATGATATCGTTCAAATTTAGTTGAGCTATCAATATTTTCATTCATTAAATATGCTACTCCACATTCAGGACTACAAAAACAACCATATACATGATAAGTTCCATTTATAAAATGCTTAGGAATATAAATAGGTGGATTGTCAAATTCACATGTATCCCAAAAACATGCTGATCTTTTATTATTAACATTATTAATATGTAAATTATGCTCCAATTGCTTTAATTTTTTCCAAATTTCTTTAGTTGAATCTTTAATAACTGATTCATCATCATAATCATAGCAATCATAACAAGAATCTAATGTATTAATACCCGAAGATGTTTTTTCATTAAAAATATTTATTGTATTTATATTTTCATTCCCAATTATTTCATAATTTAAGTCATTTTTCCCATTTATAAAGTTATAAGATTCAACCAAATTATTTTGATTTATTGATTGTAAATCTTTCATTGAGCATTTTAGATGTAAAATTACATTTGGTTTATCTTCTATCTGAGGTTCATTATTAACAACTTGTTGGATAATTTTACCACCTTTGGGCTTTCTACCTCTTTTTTTTGCTATTTTTGGTTCTTCAACTTGTGGTGATGATAAGGATGAGATTATAACATTATCATTTGTAACAGTAACTTCTATAGAACTTTCATTATCATCATTTATTACATCTTCGTATAGATTATTTTGATTATCCGTTTTATTAATTTCATTAGTTAATTTAGTTTCTATTTCTGAAACACTTAAATTAATTATATTTTTACTGGGTTTTTTACTATCTTTGTCTTTAATTAAAGATTCCATATTTAATGATGCAATTAGTTCTTTTTTAGATTTACGTCCTCTCTTTGACTTTACCTGCTCATTGGTTTTTTTATCTAAATCATCAACCTTTTTAATTTTGGGATCCATTGTATTTATGTAGATTTATGTATAATTTAATTTAAATTGTTTTAATATATATATTTTCATATATATCTAAAAAAAAAATTAGATTACTTTTCATAACACTTTCTACACACAGGAATATAATTATCTGACCCAACTACAGTTTGTTCTTTTTCCATAGAAATCCTTTTTGAGAAAATTCCTTTAGTTCCATCTTTACATATTCCACATAAGGATGTTAGTTTTGTAACCTTATCACATATTGGTATTAAATCCAGTATTTGACCAAATTTTTTCCTTTCAAAATCTCCATCTAATCCACAAATATATACCTTTTTACCTTGTTCTAATAATTTTTTTACAAATATATCAAGATCCGAAAAGAATTGGGCTTCATTAATTAGTATCACACTACTTCTTTCAACTTCAGTTTTATCTTTAATTCTATGTATGTCAAATAATCTTTCGGTTTTAATACAAGGAATTTTTATTTGATCGTGAGTTGAAAGTAATTCATCATCATAACGATTATCTATGGAATGGTTAATTACTGCAACAGATATATTACAAAATTTACATTGTTTATAAATTTCAACAAGTTTTGATGATTTGCCTGAAAACATACATCCAAGAATAATTTCAAGATAAGCAGTATTAGACATTATTTTATTTTCTTTCTTAAAATATCTAATATATTTTTTTAATTCAATTTTAAAATTAATATATTAAATAAAACATGATTATATAATTAATGACCTGTAATGGAATTCCTTACATGGAGAAATATAGACCAACGAAATTTGAAGATATTGTATTGGATCCAATAAATAAGAAAATTTTAATGAATATAATTGAAACCGGTTATTTCCCAAATTTATTATTTTATGGACCACCCGGAACTGGAAAAACTACGACAATCATTAATCTCGTAAAATCATATCAAGAAAAATTTAATCAAAAAAATAAGGAATTAATGATACATTTAAATGCTTCAGATGAAAGAGGAATTGATATTATAAGAAGTCAAATAAGTCAATTTGTTAATTCAAAGACTATGTTTAATAATGGTATTAAATTTGTTATATTAGATGAAGTAGATTATATGACTAAAAATGCTCAACAAGCATTAAGATATCTTTTACAAAATTTTTCATCTTCAGTTCGTTTTTGTTTAATATGTAATTATATTAGTCGTATTGATGAAGGATTACAAAACGAATTTTTAAGATTAAGATTTAACCAACTCCCAGAAAATGATATTATTAAATTTTTAAATAATATTTCAGTATGTGAAAATCTTAATTTAACTAACAAATCACTTTGTCTTATTCAAAAATTGTATAAATCAGATATAAGGAGTATGATAAATTTTATACAATCAAATCAAGATTTAAAAGATGAATATTTATGTATTATTGACGATAGTGTTTGGAATGAATTATTTAATAATATAAAAAATGGTTGTGAATTACCCTCACTAATTCATTTTATTAATGATATAAGTCGTCGTTATAATATTGATAAAAAAAATATAATTAAAGATTTTCTAAATTATATTATTCGTAATAAGGATTGTTTAAATATACCAGAATATTTTAATTTTGTTGAAAATATAATACATTTTGAAGATTGTAAAAACAGCTATTATGTAAATTATTCATTAATTAAATTATCAAAATTATTACATACTTAGATAAATTATTTTTTTTGGAAATACATTAGTTGTAAAAACAAAAAATCATATTTAGAAATACAAATTATTCCATAATTGATTAAACAAAATAAAGGATAGAATTCAAAAATTACCATTATGTTTCTAAAGTTTTGAAGGAACTAAAATTTGACATTCTTAATTTTAACTTTAACATAAACTCATTGGGAGGTGAACTTTTGGATGGGTCAAAAAAATTTTGTGTTAAACTATATTCATTTACCCTAAATGTTTCCTTCTTGTTTGTAAGAGAATTTTGGGGAATTGGAATTATTTTACTTCTTTCATGAATGATTCGTTGTTTACAACTGTTCATTATTATATATTAAAAGAAAATAATTGAATTAAAAAAGTTTAAAGAATATAAAGATATATTTTGAAGTATAGATATGGTAAATAACCTAGCAACAAATATAGATGATGAATGGTCAAACTTTCTTACAAATAAATATGAGGAAGAATCGTCTGATGACGAAAATAATAATTTACATAATGAATTTAATGATGAACACCTTGAATTAAATTCGATATATGTTAAAGATTGCGATATTCCTGAACCTACGGATATTTATATATCAACTAAATCAAAAATCGCTTATCTTACACAGAGTGTGGATCTTAAAATATATTGGGATATCCCAGTTATACCCTATTCAACTCCTGAAAATGGAGTTATTAAAAAGCAAATTAAAATTAATTCTAAAACGCCAGAAGAGTTAGAATTAGTTCAACAACGTTTACAAAAAGAATTATATTATGAACAACATATAATGTCACATATTAATAATCCTAATGGACGTATTAAATTTAAAGATATACGTAAAATTACAATAGGAATTTCTAAAAAAGATATTATGAGTTATCGTTCAAAGAAGAAACAGGCATTCTATAATTGTTTTGTTATGATACTTCGTATTAAGATTGATGAAATATTTAGAGAATTTCATATCAAAGTTTTTAATACAGGAAAATTGGAAATTCCAGGAGTTCAAAGTGAAGCAATGTTTGGAATTGTATTAAAACATATTGTTAATATTTTACAACCATTTTATTCTACAGAATTAACCTATTTTGAAAAAAGTGATACTGTTTTAATTAATTCAAACTTTAATTGTGGATTTTATGTAAATAGAGAAGTGTTATATGATATACTTAGAAACAAATATAATATACAAGCTATTTATGATCCTTGTTCTTATCCAGGAATTCAATGTAAATTTTATTATAATAATGATATAGGGGTTCAAACTGGAATGCAAATAACAACTGTAAATAAAGAAAAATATAAAAATATAACGGAAGTTTCGTTTATGATTTTTAGAACAGGAAGTGTATTAATTGTTGGAATGTGTGATGAATATATTCTACAAGATATTTATCAATTTCTTAAAGCTCTTTTGAAGACAGAATTTAAATATATTTGTCAAAAAATAACGACAGCTGCTGATTTAACTAATAAATATAAAAAGAAAAAAATACGTAGAAAGACAATTCAAATAGCTACTTGTGAAAATAAGAATTTAATATGTAACAAACAACCTATTGACTTTATTGAAAAAAATGATACAGAGATGATTGAAGAAGAAAAAGATTATAAAATTTTAGAAATTAGCATGTCTAAACCTTTGAGAAAATCAAGAAAACCAAGAAAATCCAAAAAGTCATCAAATTTGGAAATTGTTGAAGAAGTCTAATCTGAAAAAATCCAATCTACAATCTTATTTAATTCATTATTGCTTATAAAGTTATTTATTTCTGAATCGTAAATTCTTGAATTAACTATTTTTTCATCAAATTTTTTTCTACTTAAAATTTTTTTAATAAACTGATCTAACAATTTAAAAAAATTAAGTATATCTAATTTTTTATCATCTAATAATAATATAAATAAAAATATACAATCTGTGTAATTTATTTTAAGTTTATTTGAAACTGTATTTAAAGTTAAACTAACAAATTCAATAGAATCACAACAGGTATTTATATAATCAATTTTAGATTCATATTTAAAATCTTTATGATTAATAATAAATTTAACGATGTTTCTATATATATATGTATGAGAATCAAGAATTTCTAATATTTTTTTATCATCTAAATTAGGTTCATTAATATTTTTTTTATATTCATTATTTAAATCAAAAATTGTTTTCTTGTAAACAAATAATATGGCATCGCGTGAACTTAATTGTAAAAAAGTAACATTATCATCTGATATTTGTTCAATAAACTCAACATAAAAATAATATGCTTTTTGGCTATGATAAAATGTTAGTTCTAAATTTTTTGTATAATAAAAAATTACTAAAAAAACATGACTAATTGTTTCTAAACCTCTCTCAAAAATAAAACGATAATATGTTTTATTTTTCATCATAATTTTTTCAGAAATAAATCTCATATATTCAATTATTAATTCTACATATTTATTTAAAATTTCTGTAGGTGAATTTTCAATTAACAATTTATAATTTGATATATTATATAAAATAAAATGAGCATTATCATTTAAACTATTATTAATTTGTTTATTCGTGAAATTTTTGGAATTCTTCATATAATAATTAATTATAATATATATATTAAAATACTTTTTAAATATAAGTATTTAAAGACTTTAAATTTAAATTTATTATAAATGTCATCATTAGAACAAAAATCAGGAAGTGCTTCTTCTACAAATCTACCTTCTTCTACTACCTCTTCCCTTGGTCCATCTGTTACCACAAATAATTCTACCTATCGTTTACCATGCGATGCTACATTACAAAATGCAACTAAGCTATCTATAGTAGAAGATAAACCAGTTATGTTTGATTATTGGACTGATTCTTTAGATAAAAAGGCTCTTATTGGGGTTAGGGAAGGTTCTGGAGAAAAATTGTTAGTTAAATCAGCTGAGGAATATACATCACCCATTGCTAAGTTTTATAAATCATTAACAGAATATATTATTATTACTGAAAATTCTATTTATGTTGTTGCAAGTGATATTCCTACCAGAAAGATCTCATAAATTAAACATTTTTACCTTTTTATATTTCAAATGGATAAAATGATAAAAGGTGTAAATATTATTTTATTGTAAAAAAATGTAAAATAAAATATTAACTATGTATATATATATCAATGTCAAGTCGTAAAGGATTTAGAACAGGCTCAAACAGCTATGGACAATTCTGGTTTGGAGGTAATACATTTCCAGGTTTCCTTTTTAAAAAAAATGTAGGTGTAGGAGCCAGAAGGAGCACACAATTTACTCCTGGAGGGACAACAATTTGTAATCAACCAAATGAATTTTGGAATAAATATATTCCTGGAGCTGGTGTAGGAGCCTCAAGTGTTGCTACAAGACGTTCCAAAATGATTTATGCTACTTCGTGTAATGATCGACAAAAATGTGGTAGATTTTATACTCAACTTGGACAAAATCAAATCAGACCATCAATATATAATAATCCCAGCACAAATTTATCCATTTATCCTCCTCCTCCACAACTAATATATTATAATCCACAAATACAATATTGAATTCAATAATTTTCATTTTTACTAATTTCATTTTTACTAATTTACCAATTTTTATATAGTTTTTTTTACTATATAAAAATGTAAAATACGCATAGCTCTAAATATTACAAGAATGTAATATGTTTAGTAGGGAGGAATAAATGAAATAGGAACATTATTTACTCTTGCCCAGCGAGCTCCCCGAGAACCAAAACCGGCTCCTAAATAGGCTAGTTGATGATAAGTATTGTAAGAATATTGGTTTTTATTTTGAAATCCAAAATAATTGTTTGGTATCAAAGGAAAAGCCATAGCATTTTCTTTTCCTGCAAAAGAATTTGTAAAAACTCTTGAGTTAATTCTTCCTGGTCCTGACCCGTTTCCCATTTATATTATATTAAAAGATAAAATAAATGTCCAAAGGTTTAATAAATATTTAATCCTCTTGCTGCTCTTTTTAACGAACCACCACATGCTCCTGTATTTGCTTGATAAGTTACAGCTAAAACGGCAGCTCCTCGTCTGATATTTGGAACTGTTTGGAAAGACCAATACATTCTATCAAACATTGCTGCAGTCGCATAATTAACTCCTGATGAACGACCTCCAGTTCCTGATAAATTAGGCATATTTATATATATATAATAATATATTTTATTTTACGCATTTAATCATTTACATCTAAACAATATAATTTTTTATAAAAATTACAGCAAATGGCATAAAAATAACCGATTATTTTTCCTTAATACTAACAAAATATTGGAAAATATGCCTTCAAGTGTTGTTCAAAAGGTGTCCAAAGGTTTAAAAATCTATTTTTTTTAATTGATCTAATACTTCATCTGTTAGTTTATCAGGAAATTTTACATTAAAGATTATTATTAAATTTCCTATATGCTGGTCTCTTGTGAATCCCATGTTTGGGATTATTTTCCTATATCCATGACTTATTATATTTCCAGAGTTGTTATTTATTGTATAAATTTTTCCTGTTACATATTTTAATTCAAATGAAAAACCACATAATGCTTCTTTTATACTAATATTTTTTTCAAATAAAAGATCTAAACCACTTCTTTTAAATTCTGTATTATTCTCTATTTTTATAAATATTTTTATATCTCCCTTACAATCCTCTCTAGAAACATTTCCTTTTTCTCTTAATATTATAATCTCTCCTTCATCTATTCCTTGAGGAACTGTTACATAAATCGTTTCGTTTTCAAATATTTTATGACCATCTTGAATTATCCATCTTTCTATATCCATTGGAATAGTAGTTCCCGTTAATATTTTATCAATTGGTATAACTACATTTTTTATTATTGGTGTTGGTTTGTTTAATCCTTGGACAAATCCCTCCGGATTCACAGGGATACCATTGTGAAATATACGAAAATTTGTCCCAAATCCGGAACCTGGGCTAAATGAATGCATATGACCAAATGGGATACCTCCAAATAAATTAGCAAATAAATCTTCCATAGGATTTTGACCTGGATGAACACCCCCATTCATCATATTTATAAATTTATTATTTTTCATCATATCATATTCTTTCTTTTTTTCGGGATCCCCTAAAGTTTCATAAGCTTCTGAAATTTTCTGAAATTTTGCTGTTGTATCCATATTATTTTTATTTTTATCTGGATGATATATCATCGATAACCTTCTATAAGATTTTTTTATCTCATCTATTGTTGAGGTCTCCGGAATCTCTAATATTTCATAATAATTTTCACTCATTTTTTTAATAATATTATAAATTAAGATAAACTTAAATACTTATCAACGTATATATTTATATTCATGGAACAATTACTTTTTTTAAATAAATATCAACCTTTATATTTCAACGATTTTGTAACTGATGATGGAATCATGGATATTCTTAACACTTTTATTCAAATGGATAATCTAAATATATTATTTATTGGGGATATTGGCGCAGGCAAAACAACTTTTTTAAATGCGACT